ATGACCATCACCACAGACACCACTCTTTTACACGACCCGCGTCGTCAGGCGGCGCTGCTGTACTGGCAGGGGTTTTCCGTGCCGCAGATTGCCGCCATGTTGCAGATGAAACGCCCGACGGTGCAGAGCTGGAAACAGCGCGACGGCTGGGACAGCGTTGCCCCCATCAGCCGTGTCGAAATGAGTCTGGAAGCGCGGCTGACCCAGCTCATTATCAAACCGCAGAAAACCGGCGGTGACTTCAAGGAAATTGACCTGCTCGGACGCCAGATTGAACGACTGGCACGGGTAAACCGCTACAGCCAGACCGGCAACGAGGCAGACCTTAATCCGAACGTCGCTAACCGCAACAAAGGCGGGCGGCGCAAACCGAAAAAGAATTTTTTCAGTGACGAGGCTATCGAAAAGCTGGAGCAGATTTTCTTTGAGCAGTCTTTCGACTATCAGTTGCACTGGTATCGCGCCGGGCTTGAGCACCGCATCCGCGATATCCTGAAATCCCGCCAGATTGGCGCGACATTTTATTTTTCCCGCGAGGCGCTGCTGCGCGCCCTGAAAACCGGTCATAACCAGATTTTTCTGTCGGCCAGTAAAACGCAGGCGTATGTGTTCCGTGAATACATCATCGCCTTTGCCCGTCTGGTTGACGTTGACCTGACCGGTGACCCGATTGTCCTGGGCAATAACGGCGCAAAACTGATTTTTCTCGGCACCAACTCCAACACCGCACAGAGCCATAACGGTGACCTGTACGTCGACGAGATTTTCTGGATCCCAAATTTTCAGGTTCTGCGTAAGGTGGCATCAGGTATGGCCTCACAGAGTCACCTGCGCTCGACCTATTTCTCCACCCCGTCCACACTGGCGCACGACGCCTACCCGTTCTGGTCGGGTGAACTGTTCAACCGGGGACGCGCCAGCGCCGCCGAACGTGTGGAAATCGACGTCAGTCATAACGCCCTTGCCGGTGGGCTTCTCTGTGCGGACGGCCAGTGGCGGCAGATTGTCACCATTGAGGACGCCCTGAAAGGTGGCTGCACACTGTTCGACATTGAGCAGCTCAAACGCGAAAACAGCGCCGACGATTTTAAAAACCTGTTCATGTGTGAATTTGTTGACGACAAGGCATCGGTGTTCCCGTTCGAGGAGCTGCAACGCTGCATGGTCGACACGCTGGAAGAATGGGAAGACTATGCACCGTTTGCCGCCAATCCGTTCGGCTCCCGCCCGGTATGGATTGGTTACGACCCGTCACACCGTGGCGACAGCGCCGGATGCGTGGTGCTGGCACCGCCGGTGGTGGCCGGTGGCAAATTCAGGATACTTGAGCGTCACCAGTGGAAAGGCATGGACTTTGCCACCCAGGCTGAATCCATCCGCAAACTCACCGAAAAATATAACGTCGAATACATCGGTATTGATGCCACCGGCCTCGGTGTCGGCGTGTTCCAGCTCGTGCGCTCGTTCTATCCCGCCGCGCGCGATATCCGCTACACACCGGAAATGAAAACCGCAATGGTGCTCAAGGCAAAAGACGTTATCCGCCGTGGCTGTCTGGAATATGACGTCAGCGCCACCGACATCACCAGCTCGTTTATGGCTATCCGCAAGACCATGACCAGCAGCGGACGCAGCGCCACCTATGAGGCCAGTCGCAGCGAGGAAGCCAGCCACGCCGACCTCGCCTGGGCGACCATGCACGCCCTGTTAAATGAGCCACTCACCGCCGGTATCAGCACCCCGCTGACATCCACCATTCTGGAGTTTTACTGATGAGCAAGAAAAAAGGGAAAACACCGCAACCTGCGGTGAAAACAATGACCGCCAGCGCCCCGAAAATGGAGGCATTCACCTTTGGTGAGCCGGTGCCGGTACTCGACCGCCGTGACATTCTGGATTACGTCGAGTGCATCAGTAACGGCAGATGGTATGAGCCACCGGTCAGCTTTACCGGTCTGGCAAAAAGCCTGCGTGCTGCCGTACATCACAGCTCACCGATTTACGTCAAACGTAATATTCTGGCTTCAACGTTTATTCCGCACCCGTGGCTTTCCCAGCAGGATTTCAGCCGCTTTGTGCTGGATTTTCTGGTGTTCGGTAATGCGTTTCTGGAAAAGCGTTACAGCACCACCGGTAAGGTTATCAGGCTGGAAACCTCACCGGCAAAATATACCCGCCGTGGCGTGGAGGAGGATGTTTACTGGTGGGTGCCGTCCTTCAACGAGCCGACAGCCTTCGCGTCCGGCTCCGTGTTTCACCTGCTGGAGCCGGATATTAATCAGGAGCTGTACGGCCTGCCGGAATATCTCAGCGCCCTTAACTCTGCCTGGCTGAATGAGTCGGCCACGCTGTTCCGCCGCAAGTATTACGAAAATGGCGCACATGCTGGATACATCATGTACGTCACCGATGCCGTGCAGGATCGCAACGATATCGAAATGCTTCGCGAAAACATGGTGAAGTCGAAAGGCCGCAATAACTTTAAAAATCTGTTTCTCTATGCCCCACAGGGGAAAGCCGACGGCATTAAAATTATCCCCCTCAGTGAAGTGGCGACGAAGGACGATTTTTTTAATATCAAAAAAGCCAGCGCCGCTGACCTGCTGGACGCGCACCGCATCCCCTTTCAGTTGATGGGTGGCAAGCCGGAGAACGTCGGGTCGCTGGGTGATATTGAGAAAGTGGCAAAGGTCTTTGTCCGCAATGAGCTTATCCCGTTACAGGACAGGATCCGCGAGATAAACGACTGGCTCGGTCAGGAGGTCATCCGCTTTAAAAACTACTCACTTGACACTGACAACGGCTGAACATCGCCGCCTGCGGGCGGCTTTTTTACATCCCGTCATCACGCCCTCACCACCGCACAAAACACCCCGCAGACACACCAACGCCCCAGCAGGCCGACTAAATGCCATCACGACGCGCTGAGACGCTGAAAAAATAAAATCAGCACCACCGCCAGCGCGCAGTGCTTTCCCCGCCTCGCCCGCCCGCTTCATGGGGCGGTTTTAATGCAGTTGCATTACCATACAGAAGTACTGCCACGTCTGACAATTCATAGCTAAAATGTATAGCATATGTTGCATGCAAAATAATGCATATAAAGAATGCTTTTCACTCAATACTTCATCATACGATTTTGTTGGCTCATTTTAGAAGCCCTATTATAGCTGCAATCATACTTCCTACGCCGCCGACTGCTGCGAAAAAAGTAGCCCAAAACATTTTCTTCTGAGTGCTCAAATTCTCTCTGTACCGCAACTCATCTTTATTGAATGTAGATATTGTGTTCAGTGCCTTTCCTGTTAGCCTAAATCCACTACTTGTTTCAACAAGATCTCCATTCTGAACAAGAGAATTCAGGCATAAACGAAGCTCTTTACGCATCCTGTTTTTATCGTCATGGTATACCCATAAACTACCAGCGACTTCGGTCATTATTGAAAACTCACTAAACACAGTTTCAGCATCCCGTTCACGATACATTCTTATAATCGTTGAGAGAACAAGCATCACATCAGTTATTTCTTTTTTTTGCTGTCGATAAATATATTTTTCACGACTAAACTTTATATTTTCATAATTAGACTTCACTCTAAAAAACAACTCCCTTAAAAAGGTTAAATCATTTAAAGAGTTAAATCGCAACTCATGCGCACGGTAGTAATAAACACCAAAAAAAGAATCAGGCGTAAGCTCAGAAATATCCAAGTATGAACTTATATGAAATCTACGCTCCTCATCATCCCATTTAAAAGCCTTTATCTTCCCATCAACCAAACAGTCAAAGAGGTATTCTGTATCATTTTTATCTTTAATATATACAGAGTACATATCATACTTAATCGCGTTTTCATATAACAAACTAATACGGCCATCATCTGGCGTTCTTTTCTTATCAAACTTCTTAAGTTGGTTTATAACTTTCATAACATTCTCGCAGTGCTAATCTCATACGTAACAAATCTCGGTTCTGCCGCTCTAATAGTCAAAAAAATGCCGACACCCAATTAAATATTCAGCGTCGGCATTGTAAGATATCAATTATCTATGATTGATATCACCTTACCAGTTTTTATATCAACACGCGCAGCAATCGTCTGTTTCACCACTCCTCCATAAGCATTAGTTCCGCGAAACGTGGTTTTCACAATGGCATGCGGGTCTTTATTCAAAACCAGATGATATACCGTTGACACATGTTTATAAGATGAATCATCGTTCATATTATCTTTAATTAGTTTTTCCAATGGACGATAAGAACCATCCCAACCACTAAAATTACTCTGAAATGTATCAAGATTGATTTTATTGTTTAGTGAATTCGGGTCATTTTCATAATCATTAAAGCACCACCCAAGAACATCACCGAGTTTCAACTCATCATCTTTGGTAAATGTATACTCACTCATGCAGGCATAAAACGCATCTGACGCGGTGGCTGGAACTTCCTTAAAATCAATGTAACTATTCACAATATCGTGTCGTGTTTTCTTTGACTCGTTCCGATATTCCTTGAGTGTTTTTTCACCATATTCGAATGTTTTTTGGACTTTGTGTTCTGCAACGGTTGATGTTTCAGTTTTAGCAACTGGCTGGCTTTTTTCTGTTGGATAGAGTATTGAACCAATTATGCTCAATACAAAACCTCCTCCGAGATAAACCGCACTTGCACGTTTGCGGTTTGGCATTCGCACCAGTGATGGCTTGATTAACCCGATGAAGAAAGCAACGAAAAAAGCGAGTGATAGAAAAGCGATTATAGTATCCATAGCTATCCTTTTTACATCATCCACATAAAAAATCGACCTCATGTTAGCAACAGGATGCTTACTTTTGAATATTTGTAAGTTGTTAGCTCTCCAACCTAACTCCTTTCAACCGTCAAAAACCGGCACCAACGCAGTAAAAATATGTCTGTCAACTAACGCCTCGCTTCGCTCGTTGTTCAACCCCGCCAGCCCTGAAAACAAGTTTCACGACTGGCGGCGTTCTCTATCGTCTTCGTGGTGGTGGCGCAACTCTGGACTGACCGATATAGTTAAGCTGCCCGTAATTATCCCGTACTATTTCGGCACACCCGACCAGCTCATCCGGCGTCAGATTTTCGTTGACCATAATCCGCTGTAAACGCTGAACAATAGCCATCAGCTTGATATTTTTAGTTTTATGGTGCGGTATCTCGCCTGGTATTCTGTGCATTATCCAAGCCACCCGTTTTGCTGTGCACGCTCCATCTGTTCATCTGAATAGTTCCATGCTCCATCCGTGGCAACCATTGCCCCGCCAGACATCCCCGTCTCTGGTTCATACATAACAGCAAGGCCGAGCTGATGCATAATTTCATGATTAATTCTGAATACCAGACCACGCTCACTAAGTTCTTTCCAGTTCACAATCTCACATGCGCCTGTATTAAGCCGCTCAATACTTAGCAAGACATAATCTTCCAGCCAGTCTGACAGGTCAGTAACATCTGTTATCCGGGCTTCAACCTTTCGCCCCGTATACACACCCTGCACCCATTCATGCAAAATCAACGTGTCCCCGCGCTCATAATTACGGTCATTTTTCCGGAACTCTGCACGTTTCTTTCCTTCCAGCACAAGGTCGAAATATTTCGCGTGCAGCTTTACCTCGTGAATTTTTGCCATTATGTCCACTCCATTACTGTTGAGAATCCCGGCCACTCATCAGCGACCGGATACGTGAATTTTTTCCCGTCATAATTTACGGTCGCTCCACGCGCCAGCGCCTCAAGCTCCCATCGCTGAGGCCTGATACCGTTCTGAGCAAGGTCAACGCGGATACGGGTAATTTGCATTCTTTCCGACCGGGTCAGTCTGGCCGATGGTGCAATTTCATGTGGTTTTAACGGGCTTCCGTTTCTTTGCTGACGGTTTTGCGTTCTCCGACCGTGTTTTAATGCGCCCCTGAGCGCCCTCACAACCTCCGGGTCATTCCATTCTATAACCCCGTCATCAACCAGATTAAGCACTGCTGCAGCGTGCTCAGACGGTGTGGGAGCCTGTAATGAAGTATCACCACCGGTGAGCTTTCCACAGTTATTGACAGGACTCCGAGGCGCGGCGATGCCGCTTATTAAAGTCAAAGGCTCAACGACCGGAACTTTCGGCACAATGCGCCAGTCCGTCGTTCTGGTGATATGAATATGACGCGCGCCGAGATGCGGCGCGTAAATGCCGACCACTCTCTCGACTTCTTCCTCATACTCGTTAACGTCATCCGACGGGCTACGGGCGACCCTGACAGTCTGACAATCGCGCGGGACATTTGCCCCACCCTGCGCGCTGATATACAACGCAAAATCACCACTGTCTGCGGCGGCGCGTGCAGCCTCGACGCGTTCGTCAAACTCATCAGCAATGCTGACGCCGTGAGGCAATTTGCGTAGTTCACGGTAAGCCCCCATTGTCGGCAGGCCAACCGTTTTAAATTGCGGAATGCGCCACGTTGACGCCCATGCGGTAACAGCCGCAGCAGTATCTTTCAGCGGCCTGCCAGTATCGTTATCGAGCTGACCATCCAGTGCATAGCCGTCGATGTTTTTTGAGATGTATTTCGCGATATATCCCGCAGCACCGCCCCGGTTAAGGTGCTTTGCCTGAAAACGGTTTCGCGCAGCGCCTCTTTCGTCACTATCCTCTTTGAGCGCATAGCGACGCATGATTTCGATAATCTGGTTACGCTGGCATGGATTACAAAAAAGCATCATATGCCAGTGCGGCGTTCCGTCGTGGTGTGGCTCGACGACACGCAAACCGTAGACCTGTAAATCATTATCCTTGAATGCCGTGCGCATCAGGCTCCAGATACGGCAGAGATAACGCTGCGCATCCTTTGGATTAAATGCCTCATCGTTCCAGCCGTGATTAAGCTGAACGGTTTTACTTTCGCCTTTTCCGACCTGACGTGTCGGGTGATACTTTGACGGCGCGGTCAGCGTGATAAACATCCCCACATCACCCTCTGCGGCGGCGTAACGCTCAATACCGGCAATGGTGTTCATCAGCTCCATCCGGCGAATTTCAGGATTAGAAATACTGCCCATCACCTTACTGATAAGGTCGATGCGCTCGCCGGTTTCCCTGTTTTCAAGGTCACACGATTTAAGAAATTCCAGATTTGCCTGGCGGCGCGCACGCACATCACGAATGGCATGTTTACTGGCATAAGGAGAACGGTCTTTATTGACCTCCCCGACAGCTATCAGTAACGCTTCATGCCAGCGCATACGCTGGCCTTTAAGCTGATGAGTCCACCACTCATCGTTAAACAGACGGGCAATGGCAGAATATGCCTGCCTCGTGGTCATCTGTCCTTTACGGTATTTTTTCCAGTAAAGCGGGGAAATATTGAAAGCACGTGCAGCGCCAGCAACATGACCATACAGATGCGCCTGCGCCTCATCCGTAAACAGCGATTCTTTTTCGCCATGCGCATCCACCCAGGCATCGCAGAGTTCCTCATACATCATGAAAAGCTGCGATGAGATACGGGCGGCAAACTTTTTCAGCTCCTTGTCATTCATCCCCGGCAGACGCGCATAGTGGTCACGCTCAGCCAGAAACAGCATCGACGCGTCGGTGTTCATTTCATGGCGCTGATTCACACGCTCAATGCGCGGCCATAAACGACGCTGAAAAGTGGATGTGAGGAAATAAAACCCGTGCACCGGGCTTTTATTGCGCCGGATGTAGTCATAGCGTGACGTAAACAGCGAGCGCAAAAAGTAAGGCAGGCGGTTAATCGTGGATAAAACACCTTGCACCTGACGCATCTCGTCACGTGTAAGGGGTCTTTCGCGCCCGACAGCCTCGCGTGGCGCGTTCCATGCATAAGCACCGGTAAACGCCTTACCGGTGCCTGCGGCAAACGCAGACGGAGGTACGCAGGTGTATTGCTCCTGGAAAGAATGACTCATTCACATACACCGGCATAGACACTACTGCAAACGGCTTTATCATTCGCCGAAGCCAGTAAATCAAACTGAGTACCCCCACGCGTTGTCATTGTCCAGTCATGGTAGGTTTCTATTCCGTATGCCTCGACTGTTACAATCTCAATACGACGTTCTGCGCGTAGCGGATCATGTGTGGATGGGAAAAAAGTGGAATTTCCCCGACGGGAGCACGACGCAACCAGTCGTTCCCATTCAGCAACCCGTTTTATTTCCTCCGGCCACCGGCGAAAAATTTCTGCCAGTTCAGATTTACGGACATGAATACATGGCATACAACCAACACGGCCACACCCCTGCTGATATAACGGATTTGGCTTAATGTCATGTCTTCTGGCTATTGCAAATACATCTTCATGCTTCCAGTGCAAAATCGGGCGATATACATGCAATCCGGGGGTGTTGTCTGCATCCTCTTCCCAGACAGGTAAAGCAGCGCGTGATGGCGATTCCTGAGCACGCACTCCCTGCCAGCTAATCACTTCCTCAAATTCATTGAGTAAAGGCAATATTACCTGAGAACGCACGGGCTCATGTTTCAGTTCAAATGTGCAAAATCTGGCTTTGGTTGATGGGAAACGCCCCTTCCACAGACACAAATCAAGAAACGGGATACCCGTTGGTTTGAGAATTTCCAGCGCACAACTGATGCGCTGGTGCGCTTCTTCTTCCGACATTCCACAATCGTTAACCAACAAATCAGGCCATTTGGTCTGGATAAACTTGCGCTTTGATTCAATCCGGCAGGAAAAATCAGCCCTGACCCTTTTAATTGGGCCAAGCCGTTTTTCCAGATAATCCAGATATTTCATTGTCTGTGGATGTTCATGTCCCGTATCAGCAAAAACCGGCAATATGGGTACATTTTCTTCAATAGCGACAAGCCACTGAGCAAGGCTGTCCTTTCCACCTGAAACAAAAATAACATTGATGGTATTTTCAGTATGGCAACGAGCATCAGTAATCATTCAGACGCTCCTCTGGAGAACGCCTCTGAACAACGCTTGCTGAGTTGCTCAACCTGCGCGTTTAAATCAGCAAAAGACTTTGCGCTTCCGGTCAGAATATCGTGATGCATCAGGCCGGAAACGAGCTGGCTTAATTTCGGATAATAACCAACCACCGCCAGCCATTCCTGACCGGCGTTTTTACCGCTTTCCGCTCTCTTTTTCTCGTGGAGAATAAACTGAAAGCTGTCACTGGTAACGACATAACGTTCGCCAATTTCAATACGAATACTCATGCCATTCTCCGGTAATGCTTGTTTTTTGCTTCAAAGACTGACTGGCAGGAAACACAACGCGTGGCTGACGGATAAGCTGCACGACGGGCAGCAGGTATTGGCGCGTCACACTCTTCGCAAACCAGCGCAGAAACACCGCAATGCTTTCCCCTTGCCGCGTTAATCTGGCGCTCCAGTAATTCAGCCTGTTGTTCCTGAATAAAATCTACGTTGTCCGGCATTACCAGCTCCTTTTGTCGTTCAGCTTCTTAAATTCATCAGCGCAATAGCTGGCGATTTCTGTCGTTAATTTTGTCAGTTCATCCACGGATGAAATTTGCTTATGAAATACAGCGCGTTTAACAAGTAAATTGACCACATCAGACAGGAGATTTAATTCGTTCTGATAAATCGCGAAAACAGATTCAGTTATTTCGCGTTTTTCTTTATCAAGACCAAGTTGAATAAGAGACAAATCGCCATTTTTCATAACGGCGATTTTTAAGGCGTTATTCAGTAATACAACTGAATGAGAACAGGACATCAAAGCACCTCCCCGCGAGATAATCCGATATTGTGAAATTTTTCCGACTCCTGACTGAGCAGCTCGACTATCTCCACGCGGGATAACTCCGCCTTTGTGATGTGGCGAATCATGGCGTCAAGATGAGAAGAAAAGCGCGTCGCAGCGTCGGCCTGTGCTTCGGTTCTGGCCTGTTGCAGCAGTAATGCGTATATACCGCACTGATTTTCAGAAACTGTATGCATGACTTTCTCCAGGCAAAAAGAAGCCCCGCACGATTAAATGCGTTAAAAACTCTGGTTAATTATTTAATGCAGATATTGCTCTGGTTTTACCGACGTCAGAATTGTCGGTGCGTACTCAAACAGGCTGAATAATTCACGTAATGCACGGAATAAAGCATCACGCCAGTAACATGATTCTTCATTAATTCGCCAGTATGGCTGGTTGAATTCTTTTTCAGTCAATCCGGCATGCATAAATAAAGTACGACGCTGACTGACTGTTAAAAAACTAATATATGCATACTCACTTGCGCCAACCTGACGGCGTTTTGAGAATGCCCCACGCAATTCATCAATTGCACAAACCAGCCGTTCACGTTCGACGTCGTTCATTTCTTCAAAACGCATCGTTGCGTGACGCTGTTTTAACTGCGCATGAAAGCAAACCGTTAACCGTTCGCGCTCCATCATCTGATTATAATAATCGCATGTCTCCTGCCAGCGAGGGACGGCCAGATGCTTACCAATTATCCGGCGCATAGCTGCTGGCTGTTTTTCAACGAGATTGAGCGTCATCACTGTCATTTCCAGACCCTCCGGCTTTTCAGAAAGGTCAGAGCCTTTTTTAACGGACTCTGTTTTTTGGTGCGGATAATGATTCCCTTACGCCCCTTACCGTGGGTGATGGTGAAGTCAATCGCCCTGGGGCTTTCGTTACGCAATAACTGAGCAATACAACGAGGCTCATTCATACGGTTCTCCTTAACGTGGTTCACCGAGACCTAACCACATCAACCAGCCGTCACGAATCTCTTTAGGACGGCTTTCATAAGCCAGTTTTAGTCCGTTATTCCATGCCGGAAGGTATACCCAATATTCACCAGCACGCCCCGATACTGACTGAGGGTCAGTAATCTCAATAACTGGTAATTTCCCTTTCTCAATCATGCCCCTTACAGCTCTTGGAGTTTTACCAATGAGTTTTGCAAACTCCTGATAAGGCACGGCATCAGTCACGCTTACAAGCTGTCTATTCATCTGCTACGATTCTCCCTTAGTGCTTCTAATGGCTCCTAATGGCTAATTATTGCCTAAAAGGATAACTCCAGAAGCACAACATTTCACACTATCAGCAAGAAATTACGCAATCGGAGTAATTATGTCAATAGACGTTTCGGAGAAGTTGAAGCTAATCCGTGAATCTGAAAGGTTAAACCGTAAAGAATTCAGTGAATTAACTGGTGTAGCCTACAGCTCACTTTCGAGCTATGAGAGCCGGTCAAAAAACGCTGGAGTTGAAGCCATAATGAAGGTCTTACAACATCCCAGATTTACTAAATATACTTTGTGGTTCATGACTGATCAGGTAGCTCCAGAAGCCGGGCAAATTGCGCCCGCTCTCGCACACTTTGGGCAAAACGAAACAACGTCGCCCCACTCCGGTCAAAAGACTGGTTAACAATTTATCGTGAATATATTCATCACAAGTGCCTACTATTGGTGGCTAAATTTCAGCCACCACGAAAAAAGCGATTAGTAGTAGCAAAAAAAAGTACCACTCGGAGGGTTTTCTGATGGCAATCAAAAAACTCGATGATGGTCGATATGAAGTGGACATCCGCCCTACTGGACGTAATGGAAAACGCATCCGTAGGAAGTTTGATAAGAAAAGCGAAGCTGTCGCTTTCGAGAAATACACGTTGTACAACCACCACAATAAAGAATGGCTATCAAAACCAACAGACAAGCGACGTCTGTCGGAACTGACACAGATCTGGTGGGATTTAAAGGGTAAACACGAAGAGCATGGGAAATCTAATCTTGGAAAAATTGAAATCTTCACAAAAATAACGAATGACCCATGCGCATTTCAAATTACGAAATCGCTTATCAGCCAGTACTGCGCCACCCGAAGAAGTCAGGGTATTAAACCTTCGAGTATCAATCGTGATTTAACATGTATTAGCGGCATGTTTACAGCCCTGATTGAAGCGGAGTTATTCTTTGGTGAGCACCCTATCAGAGGGACAAAGAGGCTTAAGGAGGAAAAACCAGAAACAGGCTATCTCACACAGGAAGAAATTGCCTTACTGCTTGCAGCACTTGACGGCGACAACAAAAAGATTGCGATTCTTTGCCTGAGTACAGGAGCACGTTGGGGAGAAGCAGCTCGTTTGAAAGCAGAAAATATCATCCATAACCGCGTCACGTTTGTTAAAACGAAAACAAACAAACCACGCACCGTCCCGATCTCAGAGGCTGTTGCCAAAATGATCGCGGATAACAAACGAGGTTTTTTATTCCCTGATGCTGATTACCCTCGCTTCAGACGAACAATGAAAGCAATAAAACCGGATTTGCCAATGGGGCAAGCCACACATGCACTAAGGCACAGCTTTGCCACTCATTTCATGATTAATGGAGGAAGTATTATCACGCTACAACGGATACTAGGTCACACGCGGATTGAACAAACTATGGTTTACGCTCATTTTGCGCCAGAGTACCTTCAGGACGCCATTTCTCTTAATCCGCTAAGAGGTGGTACTGAGGCCGAGAGTGTCCACACAGTGTCCACAGTAGAGTAACGTTTAAGGGCTTTCAGTGGTAATTTATGCCGCCCAAACCCGCATTGTACCGTTGAAAGCCCCTACTGGTGACACCCTAAATCTCCCTTACACGGGCTTATTTTTTGTGCATAAACCATAGAGACGGATTGATCCCAGGTGACCGTCTTCCATTGACCACATCGATAGAATCTCCCTTCATAGCACGATGCCTTTCACGTAACGGCATCGTGCTCGCACAGGTTCCGGCTAAGCACAACCAGAACGCGCATGTTTGACGCTTACCAAAAATATTCTCACTCTCCACATTTGAATGTCAGACGAGCGACGCCATGTAATCCTGCACCTTCTGTCTTCAGGTCAACTATCTGCATTTTTTTGCCCTGAGTAACACAGAAATGAGCTGCATCATTTTTTACTATATTTTCTGCACCAGATATTCTGCCCCTGGCTAAAGAAGCTTCGGCTTCGGTGTAGTATTGGTTATCGAGTTTACGCTGAATATTACTTTTATATGCAAGACCAAATTTACCGATACTTGTCTCATCATTATGCACAGCACAACCAGACATAATAAAAATACTAATTAATGATATAGCAGCTATCTTTTTCAT